GGCACTATCATCAAATTAATCAGGTAAGATTTTATCGCCGTCCGTTTAAATAGATGACGTCCATTTATTTTCAGCAACACTCCAATTGAAGCCCATCTTGTCATTGTGGGTGTTGATAGGTTTAATTATTGAACGCGCCACGGCACGAGACGTCGATTTAAGCAACATCCCGTAGTAAATAGAATTAATATGAACTATAGCCGGGGCCACAGCACATTAACCAAGAATCTTTTTCACTTCATTCAAATCTTCAGTGGATTTGACATGGATGACATAAATTTATGGGTCGTTGTAGTAATCTAAAACTGGCAATACCCCACCGAAAATGTCATAACCTTGCAAACTACCACCTTCTGCGATAAGCCTGCCATCGTCGTCTTTAGATAACAGCGTGATATCATGTGTTTTCAAAGCCTTTCCAAAGGCATCTCTGATAGCTTTGGTTTCGGTGACGTTTATGGGATTGACTAATTTCACGAAATCGATGAGACTCATAATAATATTACTGGAAGGTTGATGCGGTACTAGAGCGCATTTCTACAATTTATTTTAGTTTAATTCATAAGTTGCAGTTTAATCAATTCGAGCCAGAGCATTTTCGATGTAGATATTTTACCGTAACAAGTCGATAGTTCCAAAAACTTACCTACCGATCTGTGTTGACCAGGATGTTGAGTCGAACCTCACGGTTTCTTTCACGTCATCACGGAACAAATCTTTGAACTTTCCTTACACCAGGGAAATGAAAGTTTAAGCATCCTTACCAAATACTGTGTATGTATCTTGGTCTGGATCATAAGTCAGTACTTTTGTGAACTTACGGAACATCGTGGCAACGTTTGCTGAAGACGGTAAAATAGTGCGCTTGTGTTGGAAGAAATGACTCGTGTATTCACAAACCAACGAATGGACATGCAAATCATAAAAAGCTCGAACTTGTCTGATATACTCTGCTTCATCCCGTGATAACAAGGGTTTTGTGCCGTATTCATAATATTGTTACACTTGCCATTTTTGTGATGATAAGAGCTTACCATGCCATTTGTTTTTGTTGGTTTTCAGCATTTCCAATAGGTCATATATCTCAAGCTTGTCATTCGCCAGAGTGTAACGACACAACCTATTAATGTTTCTTCTCAATTTATCATATTTCTCCTGCATTCTTCTCGACATTTTGGTTCTTATTGACGTTTCATGGGTACTAAAATATGCTTCAAAATCAGAATTTAACACTTCTAATCCAGATTTTGGTAGTCGATAAGATGTAATAAAAGAAAACAATCGTATGAAAATCAATTCCAGACTTTTGTAATGCAACACCTTATTACCTTCCACGACCAAAAAGGAGGGGACAGAGTTGTTCGCGTCAAAACCGAGTTTCCGCAAACTCTTGTATGGGTCAGGGACTGAAAAACAACAATGTGGATCTGATATAAATTAATTGCCAACAAAATTTGCTTCGCTGTCGGCCCAGTCTTTCTAATGTCGAGGGCCAGCAGAGATCTCTTTGGTCGCGTTCAATCCAGCTTTCGTTATGGTTTTGATGATTCCCTCAACCTCGTCGTGGTTGGTTTGTTAAACACCAACTAACGAGTCATCACCTTCAACTATCAAGGTTACCAGCCTGCGTCGATCATACCCCAGGACTTCGAAAGCGAAATTGAACATAAAATAATTAAATAACGTATTACCCAAACCGGTCATAAGAACGCCTGATTTACGGGAAGTAGGGCACAGATAATCAAAATTGATACCCTGAACATGACTGGGTATGTCATTGCATTTCACGAAATCCGGTTAATACAGCCCGCTGAAAATTTTACTCATGGCTTCGTATTCAATTTCATGGAGATCACGTTAGATGGTGGCGTCAAACTTAGAATAATCAGCAGCTAAAACGGCTTCAGCAGTGGCTACCGCATCACACATTTTCTGATTCGTCTAGAAAGGAGTACAATGTTTAACAAAGTCGTCCCATACAAACCGCTCCAAAACTTAGGTCATAGCCTCAAATTCGGCAATGCCCATGGATCTAAATTCTTCAGCAAGTGGAGTGATGTTTCTGTTGGTGCCTTTCTAACCATCCACGAC